TTATATTGAAAATGCTGAAGGAGAAAGATTTAGGTATCCTTTTAAGCATTTGAATGGGGCACGAGCAATGGCACGTCATATGTCAGAGGGAGGACATCCATTTGATGACTTTGGGCGCCATATTACAGGATTGTCAGAAGAGCTTGGTCATTTAGGTAAATTTAAAACTTATGTCAATAAATCTAAAGCAGTATCCGAAGGTATGCAAAATTACCATGAGCTTGTAAAAGAAAGAATTAAAACAATTAAACGAACACTTGAATCTATTCAACGTGAGTATAGTTACAAGCATATCACATCAAAATTTGTTGTTGAAGATCTTATGGATGTTCCAACTGATATTACTGATACTTGGATTGATCAACTAACTGTAAAGCAATTTGACGATGAGCTTAAGGAAGTATTTCCTTACCTATATAGAATCGTAGCCGAAGCACCTTTAGAGTCAATTGGTCCAGATGATTTAGTAAAAGAAGATGAGCCTGCAAATTTTGTATCTAAACGAAAGAAATCTGAAATTGATGCATTTGAAGAATGGGCACAAGATAAAGTTGATAATGCTGTCCAACAAGAAAAATTACGAGATTTAAAAAAGAGACATCATCATAAAGGTAGTAGCTTCAATCCAATAGATGATGATCTAATCGATCATGAAGAAGAGAAGAAAATTCCTGTTACAGAATTTGTGTTAGGTTACTTTGACAGAGAAACAGGACAGTTTCCTAAAGGAGAAACAGCAGTTCTTACAGCAGTTGAAAAAGAATACGGACATCCGCAAGTTGAGATGGCTAACAAATTTGTCAAAGCTATCAACGAAAAGTTTAAAGAATATCATACAAAATCACGTGGAGAGTTTGTACAAGATTCTGCAGGCGGATTGAATGATATTATTAGGTTGAGTGGATTAGGGGCTTGAAGGAGTTGAGCCAAATGATGCGTGTCATCACATTGACAATTGTTTTACTTGTTCTAAGTGCATGTACAGAAGAAGCAAGGAATAAACTTTTTCGTTCAGCTGACAATGTTATTGGACAAGATTATAAAGTATCCTACATTGACGAAGGAAAGATTGTTAAGTCTTGGACTGTAAAAGACGGAAAGATTACATCCGGACAAAAAGATAATGGTATCCCAACAGGGTATTATTATTTTTGGACTGTTGAAACAGGCTATGTTCAAACGCCTGTGGACAGAACAATAGTTGAGGAAATTAAGTAGGAGAACTTATGAAGTATGGTTTTGGGCTTATTATAGCCTTAGTGTTTTCTATTATCACATTTTCAACAGCAAATGCTGAAATACATGATAATGGTTATGTAGGTAATGGTAGAATTTTTCATGATATAGAACGTCCCATCGTGCGTGGCGGAAAAACATATCCAGTATTTTATACATCAAAAGATGATGTGTATGCATTTTCATTTGATTATGTTGTTGCTGAGATGAAAAATATTTACTACGATAGACAAATAGCTCAGAGGCATTCAGTTCGATTTACGACATATCCTGATCTTGGTATTACATTATTCATTGCTGACAACCCAATGGAAGTAATGGAATTATACCAAGCATTAAAGAACGAGCCAATGATAGAGTACCTAGAGCTGGCTCTTTTTGAAGCTCATCCAGATATGAAGATGGGCGTAGTTGAACTATCCGATGTTGAATCGCCTATTGGTAATAATATGTTGTGGTTCACACTGTGGTAGGATAAATATAATAACTTTTTAGGAGAAACAATGAAATTATTTTTGGCTCTAGGAGCAACACTATTTCTGACAGCCGCTTGTGCGCGGACAATGCCAAATCCAGAAATTACTGGTCCATTCTTTATGGAGCACGACGATCACAACAAGATTTGTTATGTTAGAGGAACAGAAGTGATTTGTGATTATCACGAGCACAAAGGAGACGGAGCTGTCCAATCGGCACGAGTTCCAGCAAAGCCACATGATCAATATCATACACACTCCCACGAGTGATGATAAATAAAAGCGACTACACAAAGTCGCTTTTATAAAATTATTTATTGACAGTCAATAAATAATAGTGTATAATGAGAATTATATGCTGACTTTTTTAACTTACTTAGGCATATTTAACAGGCTATTTATAGGAGAATATTATGGCATCTTTAGCAGAAATCCGAGCAAAACTCAAAGAACAAGAATCCCGATCAACAGGTACAGGTGGTGGCGATAACGCAATTTATCCCTTCTGGAATATCTCAGAAGGAACGACTGCGACATTGCGATTCCTTCCTGACGCCGACACTAACAACACTTTTTTCTGGCGAGAACGTTTGATGTTGAAACTGCCCTTCAGCGGTATCAAAGGACAAACGGATTCTAAACCAGTTCAAGTTCAAATCCCTTGTATGGAAATGTACGGTGATTCCTGTGCAATTCTAAATGAGGTGCGTGGGTGGTTCAAATCCCCAGATATGGAGGATATGGGTCGCAAGTATTGGAAGAAGCGTTCTTATTTGTTCCAAGGTTTCGTAGTAGAAGATCCAATGAACGAAGAGACTACACCCGACAATCCAATTCGTCGGTTCATTATTGGTCCGCAAATCTTTACACTTGTCAAGGATGCTTTGATGGATCCTGATATGGAAGAAATGCCAACTGACTATACAGCAGGCTTGGACTTCCGTTTGAAGAAGTCTTCCAAAGGAGGCTATGCTGATTACTCAACATCATCTTGGGCACGACGAACACGCCCACTTGGCGATGCTGAGATGCAGGCAGTAAATACGCACGGGCTATTCAATCTAAATGATTTCTTGCCAAAAAAGCCAACTGATGTTGAGCTAAAGGTTATGCAAGAAATGTTTGAAGCATCCGTCAATGGTGAAGCATATGACGAAGAGCGATTTGGAAATTACTTCCGTCCTATTGGACTTGCTGCTAGAACAGGTGACCCGCAAGCAGCTCCTCCAGCTCCTGCGGCAGAGCCAGTAGCTCCTCCAGCTCCAGCAGTAGAGAAAGACGATATTCCATTTGAGCCCGACACACCAAAGGCAACAAATGCTGCTGCAGGTGGCGCCGATGCTAATGACATTTTAGCAATGATCCGTAACAGACAAAAGTCTGAAGATTAATATATTGGACGCCCCGTTAGTTAAATGGTATAACAGTAGATTTGTAATCTTCCGTTACTAGTTCGATTCTAGTACGGGGCTCCACAACACCCTTAAAGGAGATTAATGGCAAAGGCTTTCGATCCATCGAAGTTCCGCACACAACTAACCAAATCAATCTCAGGAATGAGCACAGGGTTCAATGATCCAACTGATTGGATCTCTACAGGCAACTATGCTCTTAACTATCTTATCTCTGGAGATTTTTATAAAGGAATTCCACTAGGTAAGGTAAGCGTATTTGCTGGAGAATCAGGTGCTGGTAAAAGTTATATTTGTGCAGGAAATATTATTAAGGCAGCACAAGAGCAAAATATTTTCGTTGTCTTAATTGATTCTGAGAATGCTCTAGACGAAGAATGGCTACGCAATCTAAATGTTGATACATCAGAAAACAAACTTCTCAAACTCAATATGAGTATGATTGATGATGTAGCTAAAACAATTTCTGTATTTATGGAAGACTACAAAAAGATAGACGAAGGAGATGAGCGTCCTAAAGTTTTATTTGTAATTGACTCTTTAGGTATGTTACTTACTCCAACTGATGCGGATCAATTTACTAAAGGCGATATGAAAGGTGACATGGGTAGAAAGCCCAAGGCACTTACATCGCTCGTTAGAAACTGCGTCAATATGTTTGGCAGTCACAATGTAGGACTAGTAGCAACCAATCATACATACGCATCGCAGGATATGTTTGATCCAGATGATAAGATATCAGGCGGACAAGGATTTATTTACGCATCCTCTATCGTAGTAGCTATGAAGAAACTAAAGCTAAAAGAAGACGAGGACGGTAATAAGACTTCTGAGGTGAACGGTATTCGTGCTGCCTGTAAGGTGATGAAGACTCGTTACGCAAAACCCTTTGAAGGCGTACAGGTGAAAATTCCATATGCAGAAGGAATGGATAAGTATTCTGGATTAGTTGATTTGTTTGAAAAGAAAGGACTACTAGTCAAAGACGGCAACAGGCTACGATATGATCACTCTGATGGAACAGAGTATAAAGAATATCGCAGAGCATGGGCTGGCGAGAAACTAGATATGATTATAGAAGATATTCCTAATCGTTCTCTTGAGCTAAATACAC